AATGATACGGCGACCACCGAGATCTACACAGAGTAGATCGTCGGCAGCGTCAGATGTGTATAAGAGACAGAGGAACTACTGCGACACTGAACGGCGATGTCTGTACTCACTGGCGCAAACGGGGCGTTGAAATACCGTGGGCAGAAGGTCGCAAAATGCCGAGACTGGAGTTTATCAATCAACAGAGACGTGCTTGAAAACACGACTCTCGGCACATACGACCGCACCTACGTTGCAGGTCTACGTGGAGCGACCGGAACAGCGACTTTACTGTACGACCCTACAGATCCGGCAACGCGGTCGATCCTTAATAGCATTTTTGAAAACCCCGAAACGAGTGACGCTGTTGAGTTCATTTTCGACACACGAGAAAATAAGCAATTGGACTGCGAAGCGCTGATTACGAACATTAGCCCTAGCGTAAATGTCGGTGAGATCATTGCGGTCTCCGTAAGTTTCCAGATCACTGGTGAAATCGAAGGAGACTTCTAATGGCAGTTCTTGGAATAGGTGGCCGGTTAGTTCTCCAACGTGACCCGCCTCGCGCTTTAGTTGTGTCACCCGCCGCCCATCACGTTGCGTCAAGCAGTATCGGTGTTTCCAGCGATGGGTTCATTAGCGGCGATCTAGTGTCGTTGGTGTGTGATCGTGGTGTACCGATTCCAAGCGGCGGTGTTGCCCAGTGTCCTGATGGCCACGCAACCTACGCGGGTAGCACTTGGGATGTCACCACGAATAGAGATCACATTTCCGACAATGACGACACGTTTTACGCAAACGATGCTGACGATTTTTATGCCCAGACACCGTTGGCACAGTCTTGGAACGGGTACGTTTACGTAAACCAACTGGGGCGTCTCAGTTTTTACAACTCCTATGCAGACGCGGTAAACGGCGAAACGTCTAACCGCCAAAATCTAGGCAATGTTGACTGGGGAACTTTGATTATCGCGCCAGGCAGCACTGACGTGGATTATCTAAATTCACTTGTTGACTGCGCCACAGACATTGGAGACTACGAGTTTAGCGATGCCCAAGATGAGGTGACCCTGGAAAGTATTTGTGATGACGCTCCTGATTACACCGATCCGCCCGCTGGGACGACGGAATACGACGATGCAGACATCACCCCGCGCTCTCGCATTATTGAACCAGCATGGAAAACGGTTTGCGACGTTAGCGAATGGAGCCTTAACCTTGACTCCAACAGCATCGACACGACAGTAGTAGGCGAGAAATTTGGTGAGGCTGTCAAGAGTGTCGTTAGCGGTGGTGGGTCGCTTGACTTTCTCATCGAGCGTAAAACAGAAGGCTCAACCAAAATGGACAGTACGGAGTTGCTGCGCCTGTTGACCATGACAGAACAGGGCTGTAACGCAAACGCGGAGTTTTGGATGATTGAGGACCGCGAGTTGTCAGGCGAGTTACTAGCCGGCGATTTGTACTACAAAACAAAGATCATGATCACTAACGTAGCGATTAACCTCCGACCAACTGAGGTGGTTGCTGGAACGGCTTCTTTCGTTACCACTGGAGAGATTCAACTGAAGATGGGCACAAATTGAAGAATCTGTAGACTAGTTTTTAGGTAGCAGCTAATTTCGTGACTGAGATCATCCGTGGTGGACAGGCAGGCGCACCTGATGACATCAGCATCTCTCAGGGCGATTTTCGCGATCAGCTAGCCACGATCACTGATGCCGTTCGGCAGCTAAGCGGCTCAGCCGAGATTGCCCCTGGGGCGGTTGTAAACGATCCTCTTAACGCGCCATACGTTCTTTACGTTAACCCGTATACAGGTAAAGATACTTTTGTATCAGGGAGTTACAGCACCAGTGGCACGGCCACCGAGCGCATTGAGCTTCAGCGTCTTGAATGCGGTTATACCGAAGCGCGGCCCTTCAAAACTGTCAACCGGGCAATCATCGAAGCAGGTATTATCACTGCTAAATCGTATTACACAAGTCCTCTTTCTGGCTTTGATCTAGTCAGCATCATCTTGATGCCAGGCGTGAACATCGCGTATAACGCCGCTGGCACGGCATCCGTTGCTGAATGGACTGACGGAAAAGAGCCGACTAGCGCAGAACTAGCTTATTTCAACCCAACTACGACTGGCGGCATCTTGCTGCCCCGTGGTGTATCTCTTTGCGGAATCGATCTTCGCAAAACAATCTTCCGCCCGGATGTTGTGCCTGCTGTTGCCGATGAGGCAGCCGACTATAGCAACCGCCGTTCAATTTTCAAGGTCACTGGAACGGGTTACTACTTCGGCTTCACCTTTATGGATAACGCTAGCACTACTGCTAGCCACCATTTGCTTGACTGCTTCCAGTTTGCGAGTGAAACAGAATTAGATGAGTTTTACTCCAAGATTGTTGATGCGTTTGGCGGAGCTAATAACACGGGTGGCCTCGACAACGCCCTAGCCGTAACTAAACAGGCCGAGTACCAGATTGTTGGTCCACAGCCAGCAGCCGGTTCGCAAAACATCAATACAGATACCACTACTTCCGCTAGCCCTTACATTTTCAACTGCTCAATTCGTAGCAATTACGGTCTGTGCGGTATTTTTGCTGATGGTTCTAAACCAACCGGCTTCCGCTCCATGGTTACAGCCAACTATACGGGTGTTTCTCTGCAGCGTGATTTAGATGTTTGGCAAAAATATAGCGGAGGCACTTGGGGAGCATTTGCAGATTACGACGATTACATTACGACTACACCAGACAACGTGCGGATGGATCCCAACCGCCGTTCGTTCCACGTTCGTGCAATTAACGAAGCTGTTATCCAAGAAGTTTCAGTCTTTGCCATTGGTCAAGGCGTTCACCACTGGACCGAATCAGGCGGTGAAATTACGATCACCAATAGCAACTCAAACTTCGGCGGTTGCGCTGCAGTTTCAGATGGTTACAGGGATGCAAGCTTCGCTGCCGACACCGACTGGAACGTTGGTGTAGTCAAAGTTTCCGACAACCTTAGCGGTCTTTCTGGCAATGTTCGCCGTATTTATCTGGGCACTGTTCAAGCTGTCAGCGCTAGCAGCATCACTCTTGTTAATGATCTGGGCGAATCGGCTACGGTCAGTGGCGTTCCAGACGTTGTGGCGAGAGACAATTACACTCTTCGTGAAGACAGTTACGTCTGGGTTGAGAATCCGTTAGGTAAGGATTGGCGCACTACTTTTACCGCAAGTGCTTGGTCAACTGCAGATGCCGATCTTTTAAACACCACTGCCGCACTAGAAGATGAAGACGGTGTGGTTCCTGGAACCAATCTAGATGGCGATGATAATGCGATCGGCAAGCGTGTTTATGTCCGCCGTTTGGTTGACATTCGTACTCCAGAACAGCGCCGCTACACCCTGAAGCTATCCAACACTGGAACGGCTCGGCTCCCCGTTCGTGATTACGTGCTGCAAACCGACACCAGTGGGGCAAGTATTGACGCGGAATTGGCGGCAAATGAAGTTCTCTTGATCAATAGCACGGGAAACACGAGTATTCCTGGTGTTGCTTATGCCGCTGAAGTAACGCTTCGTCGCGGTAACACTTCTGTTCCTTGGTCCGCAAATTCCTACTACAAAAAAGGTGAAACTGTCAAACAGGCAAATAAGCACTACACCTGTATTAAGGATAACGATGACGCTGTCTTTGATTCCGACAAGTGGCAAGAAAGCTTTGTCCACATGGAGTCAAGCTTTAACCCAGAGGATTTCTACAAAAATGAAGCGCCTATCATCACTTTTGATGATGATACTGATGGCTCCGACGCTTCCACCAACTTGGGTTACAACCTAGCCACGGTGTGGAGCACAAACGCACTTATCCGTAATCAATACCGCGCTGCTAGCGATTACCGAGCCTTGCACCTGTTACTGGTTGCACTTGGCTTTAGCTCTGCTCAGGCACACACGATCCTGACTCCGCAACCTGAAGCCGATCGCGAGCTTGACCCCAGTGTTAGTGCTGACATGGGTGGATTCGTTCCAAGTGGTGCGGCAAATGCACTAGCCAACTGGCCGGTTGAAATGCGTCGTCCCAGTGTTATCCGCCTGTTCGGCCACGCTTGGGAATGGAGCGGTTATCTCAATTACACGAAAGCTATTCCGGCTTATCAGCAACAACTTTCGGCTCAAAATAAATTCACTTATTACTTCACTAACAAGGATGGCGGTCGCGTCTACGCAACTGGTTTCAACGAAGAGGGTTATCAAGTTACACCACGCGGCCTAGAGGACATTTCGACTGGGGAAACCCTGAGCGTTGAAAGCCTTGGAGCTAGTGATCTGACAATCGATCAACCTACCGAACTCACTAATCTAACACTAAATGGAACGACAACCATCAATGACACACTTAATATCAATGCAACCACAACGTTTGGTCAGGGTGCTCAGGCAACAACTACAAGAGCGGGTGTTGGTGAAATTGCCAGCATTAGCGAAATTGAAGATACAGGCGTTGCTTCCACTGATGCTGGTCTGGATAGTGCAGGTAACAACTTTATCACTGCTGCTGGTCTGAAATACTGGGCCTCTTGGGCAAAAGTTCTGACGCAACGAACTGGGGCTGCAACTCTTTATGTTTGCGCTGACGATGCTTCAGATGGGGACACCGTTAACTTTGATGGCACGTCTGCAACTCTTGCCGCAGATCCCGATCGAAGTGGTGACAATCTTGCTGATGATCCTCCAACTCGTAGAGAAAAAGCTGTGCGTTTGTCGCGAGCTGTTGATTACGCAAACGATACATACAGCTCTTTGGAAACCGTTAATTACTTCTTGGCTAACGGACCATATTACACCCCGGTTACGTTTGAACATGTAGCCAATGTTTACGGCGCGAGGAATCAATTTGGTGACTTTCAAGAATTAGCAGACTTTACCGCTGCAAGTACAGGCACAACCTCGGGCGCGAAGGCAACTTATGACTCCAAATTCAACGCACCTACTTTTGCCACAAAAATGGATCGTGGCGAAAATACAGTTCTGGAAAGAATCTACTTCCAGGGTGTTCCCACTAAACTTGAGTTTAATTACGGCGGTCGAGTCGAAGGGCTTGTTTGGCTTGGAGTGGACGCGACTTTAAACGACACTGCAAATTTCCCCAACAGCATATACGCCTCTTATTTGCACTCATACCGCACCAGTACAGTTACTGTTCAAAACTTTATTGATTCCTACATAACAGCTACCTATACGTCTAGCTATCAGTTTGATAAGTTCTATGGTACGGATACGATTGTCGTTGGAACAGGCGACATGATTGTTAGAGACTGTATTTTTGGTCCAAAAGCTTCTGGCAATGGATCAATAGGATACGGCGTTATCGACGGAATTGTTCGCGTTAACTCGGGTGATTGTAGTGTGCGCTTAAACGGCATCTACTTGATGGGTAACATCACGGTGTCATCTTTTCCTTTGGCGGCAGCAAAAGGAATTACAGTCATAAGTGCCAATACATATGGCACGAGAAATTGCCAAGCTTTGATCACAAATCGTTCCGCCAATTCGACCTCGTGCCACCTAACATTTGACCAGGCTTACATAGAAAGAGCCAACCCTATTGGAGAAGGCTATGATTACGATTACGACAAAAACTGTATTCATGTTCTTGACAGTAACGGCAACTATGGCTTGATGGCAAACCGTGCCACAGGCACTGCTACGCAAGGCGCAACTTTGCGTTATATGTTCGGGCCATTTTCCCCTGGTTCATCAATTACCACTGGTGGGTCTTCCAGCTATCCAACAACCAAAACAAACGCAAACGGTGCTCACGGTATTGCTGGCGTTTTCGGTGACAATCCAAACGGGGAAGGCCCGCAGACATTTGGACTAGACAGAGATCCTATTCGCTTGTTCCGCCTTGACTCGTACAACAACGTTCTTTGGCAGCAGGCCAGAACAGGGACACTAGTCACCAACAACGAAACTCTGACCTACACCGCAGGCGAAAAACAGTTGGCATACGATGACTCTTCAAGTAACGTTCTGAACCTTAAATCTTACGCTTGGCGTAAGGGAATTGACGTTAACACCGCGCAGACGGTTGGCGGAGAGATGTACGACACAGACGGGGTTGGAGAAGGGTTCTTCGGCTAACTTGCCGCTAAGGTAAAGCAGGGTCGGTATGGCTCTGCTTTTGCTTTCGGAGGTATTCCGGTGTCTCTTCAAATCATCCTTAAGAATTCCTCTGTAGTAGGAAAGGAGCCTACTGCAAGTCAGCTTGCAAACGGCGAGTTAGCGCTGAACTACAACGCGGATGGTCCGTTTATTACATGCAAAGATTCAGCCGGAACGATTCGTCGTGTTGCCGGGGTTTGGATCAGCAACACCGCTCCAGCATCTCCAACACCTGGCGAGTTTTGGCTGGACACGAACACGAATCCAACCTCACTTAAGATTTACAAGGACGATGTAGATACTTGGATCAATACGGTGGGTATTCCACCTGCCTCGACAACTGTGGCTGGTCTTGTTGAACTTGCCACTAACGGGGAAACTCAAACCGGCACAGACGCACTTCGGGCAGTAACTCCAGCATCACTTCAGTCAAAGATTTCAGACTCAACTTCAACAGCAAGTGCAACCACGATTGCCAGCAGTCAGGCGGTCAAGTCTGCTAGTGACGTTGCAAATGCAGCTTTGCCAAGGGCCGGTGGAACGGTCACGGGAAATCTTACGGTCAGTGGTGATTTAACAGTCAATGGAACGACCACCACAATTGACACAACGACGCTAATTGTTGAAGATAAAAATATTGAAATGGGCGTGGTTGCGACGCCTACCGACGCAACGGCAGACGGCGGCGGCATTACGCTAAAAGGCGCCACCGACAAAACAATCAATTGGGTTAACGCTACTGATGCGTGGACGTTTAGCGAGCACGTCAACATCGCCAACGCTAAAGAGTATCGCATCGCTGGTGCGTCTGTTCTTAACGCAACCACGCTCCGTTTGAATGAAGCTACAACCACTAATCCTCTTAAGATTGAGCAAAATGCTACAGAAGCCAGGATTCAAACTACGGCTACGCAGCCTTTGATACTTGCTGGGCAAGATGGGGTAGGTTCAACCTCTGACATCAGGTTTGAAACCAGAGGTATCCAACGCCTCCGCATCACATCGGACGGCAACGTAGGGATTGGCACTACGAGTCCTAGTTCACTGTTAAACATAAAAGGAAACAATGCGGTTTTAACAATTGAAGATAGTGATAACGTAGGAAATACAAGCATTGCTTTTGCGTCAACATTAGGCACTCAGTCAGTTATCAGAACAACATCTGATTCCAGTGGAAGACTTCAGTTTGAAACAGGTGGATCGCCAAGGCTTGCTATCGATTCCTCAGGCAACGTAGGGATTGGCACGACGAATCCTGTTGACGGAAAGTTAGAAGTATTTCACACTGGTTTTCAAGTTGCATTGAAGACAAGTGGTGCTACAGCCAATCTTGGCATTGGAATGTTTAGTAATGGTGGATTTGTCGGAACAAGGGGTAATAATGGTGGAGCCGAAGACGTTTTGCGCTTTGGCACTTCTGGCCAAGAGCGCCTCCGCATCGACAGCGCGGGCAGGCTGTTAGTTGGCACGTCTAGTTCAAGAGCACAAGCAGGTTTAACTGGACGAATTCAACTTGAAGGCACCAACTTCAACACTTCAACTCTTCAAATTATCAATAACAATAACAACGATGTTAACGGTAGTTTTATTACTCTCGGCAAAACACGAGGCACGGCAGCAGGCGGAACAACAATCGTCCAAAACAGCGACAAATTAGGTGAAATTCGTTTTGCTGGTTCAGATGGAACCAACCTAATTCAGGCGGCATCTATTATTGCTCAAGTAGACGGCACCCCTGGCGCATCTGACATGCCAGGACGCCTCTTATTTGGCACTACAGCCGACGGAGCGACCAGCCCGACAACTCGAATGATCATCAAGAGTGATGGCAACGTAGGGATTGGCACGACGAGTCCTACTGCTCGCTTAGACGTCGCAGGTTCTGCGCGTATCGGCGCATTTAATACACAAGGTTTTGCACCGTCAAATAGTTCGGGTGGGGCTTACTTCTCTTGGAATAGAAGTAACGGGTCTGCTGAAACAAACATTACAAATCTGTTTGAAAACGCAGCATTATCATTCGAGTTTCTTCAAAAGACAGGGGCATCGACAGGAAATATATTGTACTCGATGAGTTCTTCTAGCCATGTTTGGAGGATATCCAACACCGAATGCGTCCGCATCGACAGCTCGGGCAACGTAGGTATTGGCACGGAGAGTCCTGGCTCGTTGCTGGGAATTAGAAATGACAACACAACAACTTATAACGCAACAGACGATGGGGGACAAAGGGGCAATACTGCAACAATCTTAGTTGCTAATGAAAACGGAACAACAAACACTTTCTCTCAGCTCGTTTTTGATACAGCAGGTAGCAATCAATCAATCGCTCGAATTGCCGCTATTCGCACGGGGACCAGCACAAATGATTTAGCTTTTGTTGTTGAAGGCAGTAATACAAAGAGAGAGGCTTTGCGAATTACTGGCGCAGGCAAGGTAGGGATTGGCACGGCGAGTCCTGGCTCGTTGTTGCATTTGTCTTCGGCAACTGGCAGCGCATCTCCGACGCCGACTGAACTGCGGATTGCGACCACAACGAATGCTGGTGACTGGTCAACAAGTGATCCGTGGGGACGTATTAGTTTCTATTCATCAGATGTCAGTGATTCTGGTCCTAAGATCAATGCAGCGATTGACACTGTTGCGGCAGCCTCCTCGGGGGGCCTTACTAAGCTTGATTTCAAGCTTGCACAACTAACAACAGGAGCACTAGCTTCTCGGTTAACAATTGCCGAAGATGGCAACGTAGGGATTGGCACGACGAGTCCTGGCATATTTGCAGGTGATTGTAACCTGGCAATATCTGGTAGTGGCGGTGCAAGAATAGGGCTGAATGCCATAGGCCGCACATATTACATTGCAGGAGATAGTGGTTCTGATCGTTTAGAGATTGGACGCAGGATTTCATCCAACACGGCAGACTCTGCTGACATTGTTCTTGATGGCTCGGGCACCTTCCGCGTTAAAGGCGCTGGTACTGCTGGTGTAAATGATGCTGTTCAACTGAATGGTTCCGCCCCTGCAAATAGCCTGCTCCTAGATGCCGACGGACGCGTTTTAGTGGGCACGTCTAGTGCGCTTTCATTTGCTTCGCCAGCATCAACAGTAAACATTCAGTCTTTTTCAGCTAACCCAAATGGCCTTGCAATTGTATCTAGCACCTCAAATGTCACTCAAGATGCTGGCAGTTCTTTAGTGCTGGCAAGGCGTTCCGCTGCTGGACCTGTTACAGCATCAGGTCTTCTTATTGGAAGCCTGCAGTACCAAGGTTTCGACGGTACAAGCTATTTGAATTGCGCTTCAATTGATGCCGTAGTAGACGGCGCACCAGGCACTGGCGACATGCCTGGCAGGTTAGTGTTCTCCACTACTGCCGACGGAGCGACCAGCCCGACGGCAAGAATGACCATCAAAAATGATGGCAAAGTAGGGATCGGCACTACGAGCCCTGGCACGTTGTTGCATTTGTCTTCGGCAACTGGCAGCGCCTCGCCAACACCGACTGAGCTAAGAATCGCCACTACGACCACGGCTAATGATTGGTCGTTAATTGATCCTTGGGGAAGAATTAGTTTTTACAGCGCAGACCCAGGTGGATCAGGCCCAAAGATTCACGCAACTATTGATTGCGTTAGTGATGCTTCTAGCGGAGCAAGCTCTAATTTATTTTTCAATACAAGCAGAAACAGCGCGGACACCCTTACGACTCGTTTAATGGTTGAGGGGGATTCAGGCAACGTCGGTATTGGCACTACTTCGCCTGACAAATCTTTACATATACAAACGGGGACTGGAGTTACTGCCGCTGTGCGTATCACGGGAAATGACGGTGCTTCTAGTTATATGGACGCCTTTCACACTTCCAATCGTGCTGGTTTATGGAGTCAAGGTAATGTGCCGCTTGTATTTGCTACCAATAACTTCGAGCAGGTACGCATCGACGGTTCGGGCAGGCTGTTAGTTGGCACGCCTGCCAGCCGCAGCAACAGCATCGCAAACCCACAATTTCAAGTAGAAGGTATAAGCACAAGCTCATCTTCTCTTTCAATATTTAGAAACTTTTCGAGCGACACTGATGAGGCGCCAGCGTACTTACTTCTCGGCAGAAGCGGATCGTCAGATATTGGAGGTGACATTATTGTCGCTAACAACAATCGTTTAGGTGAGATTAGGTTTTGTGCCGCTGACGGCTCAGGAGAAATTCTTGCAGCCAGTATTTATTCAGAGGTGGATGGCACCCCTGGCACTAATGACATGCCAGGCCGCCTAGTGTTCAGCACTACTCCGAATAACGCGTCTATACCGACGGAGAGGATGAGGATTAACTACGCGGGTAATGTACTTATTGGTACAGAATCAATAACAATTAACACTACAAATTACGGCACTAGAATTGCAGGCGATGCAGCGCCTGGATATTTTGCTACTTCATACAACACTGACGGAACCAGTGGAACGGTGGCGGACTTTTTTGGAAATGCTGGAAGATTTTTGATAAGAGGAGATGGAGACTGCGAAAACACCAACAATAGTTACACAGGCATTTCTGACATCAAGCTAAAAGAAAACATTGTTGATGCCAACTCGCAATGGAGTGACATAAAAAGTATTCGCGTCAGAAATTACAACTTAAAAGAGGAAACGGGCTACAACACACACAAACAGATTGGCTTGATTGCGCAAGAGCTTGAGACTGTTTGTCCGGGTTTGGTTAAAACTTGCCCTGACTTGGATGAAAACCATCAAGATCTTGGTACTGTCACCAAGAGTGTCAATTACTCAGTGCTCTACATGAAGGCAGTAAAGGCGCTGCAAGAAGCAATGGAACGCATCGAAACCCTTGAGCAGCGTCTAAGTGATGCTGGCATTGCCTAGTAGACCTACTCACTGCTCTCCCTGGCGCGTAAACCGCCCCGTGCCATAACGGGGCTTTTCTCATACACTGCTAGCAAGGCATTCTTTCTCATGGCTGACTCCAACCAAACACCTGGCATCGACTTTCCTTTCACCGTGTGGAAGGTTGCCAACATGGAGCGTGAACTAAGCGACGGCGTTGTGTTCACTGTGCATTACACCGTGACGCGCTTCAAGGATGGCGA